AGAAACTTAACGTCTCAACGACGATTACAGTTTAAAGAAACTGTTAGAACTCGAAGGCTTTTGGCCCTCGACGTTTCAACAACGTTTACGGTTTATAGAAACCGTTAGAACTTGAAGGCTTTTAGCCCTCAGCGTTTCAACAACGACTACACTTTAAAGAAAGTGTTAGAACTTGACTCAAAAGAATCAGCGTTTCAACAACGTCTACTGTATAAAGTCACAGTTTAAACTGATGGAATACCATCATTTGCAGTTAAAGTCCAGAAGGTAGCCTCAATGGCTTATTTCTAACCAATCGATTTAATGCATCAACACTTGAACTTTGGAATTTGTTAAACAATTCTTTAAAATTTTTAAAATTGTTAGAATAGAACAAACATCCACCTAAATAATTCTCAATAACCTCACCATCTTGTTTGTATTTGAGGTTAAAGAAAATTTTTAGTTGTTGGATTTCATGTTCAGAAAAATTTCGCAAATGCGACATTCTGTCCCTGAACCCAACAAATTGTTCGTGAAGAGCATCCTCATTATCAGCAGAGATTTTCTTTTTTCCCAGACGTTGAAACTCTCGCAATGGATCTGGCGCAGAGAAACATCTGCCAAACTCATCTGAGACAAGAAATTTTGAACAAATATAAGGAACACCCGGATCCATGATTTTTGCTTCCATATTGAAAAGATTAGTGAATAAATCCACTTCTCCTTCTACTTTTTTAGAACTAATAGCTAGAGAATCATCACCCGCAAAGATAATTTTCTCAAACTTATTCACATCGTAACAGAAGCAAAACATTGCCATGGTAACCAGAGTATTACCGAAATACGTGAAAGCATCTCCAGTTCTCCGCTGAAAGGAACAATTGAAAGAAACTTTTGCCCTTGGATCACTAATAGAGGACTTATAGTGAAAATCACACCACCAATTCACAAGATGGGCTGGTAGACCGATTTTAAGCAGAATTTCTCTTTGAAACTCAAGATGCAACATGCCCTGTGATTTGTCGAACTTTGATAAATCAACTTCAACAAAAAACTTATTTCTAATATCAAAATCCATTTCCAGAGTAGAAATTGGGCCACATGGAATAACAAACCTCTCATCTAACGATTTTTGAAATTCATCAAAGAGAGCAGTAAACCATGGCGAAAAATTTGCACAGATCGATTTGCCATGAAACGTAATAGTTGCGGGAACAGCCCGCTCAATATGCATACTGTGAGTAACAGTTGGTTTCACATCAGTTTTAATCATGTGCTCATAACGTTGCAAATCGTGTTCACTAAGAACAAACAAAGGATCAATACGGTCTCCCCATTTTTGATGATATGCCCTCATTTTTTCCATAACCTGAACTATAGGTCTCAAGTCACAAACAAAAGAAGACATAAACTTATCAGCAACTTGTGAGGATAAAGATTTCAGATCAACAGAGTCCGCAAGCTCTGGAACATCAGCATTTCTCTTTCTGATAGCTATCAAAGCTTCTTTTTGAGTTCCAATGCGACGAGAGCCCGCCCCTGAGTGTAGTTCCGGATGATAAAATTTGTCTAAATCCTTCTCACACGAAACATCACATTGCCGAAGACGAATGTTCTGAAAATCAATGTCCAAATCTCCTGATTCAACAAAGTGCTGATGCCAAGTATCATCAAAAAAGGCATGTGAGGGTAAAGAACCATTAACAGCAGCTTGCAAACTTTGTAAATTTACCCTATCACATCTTTTCCCAAGATCAAGTAAATGTGGTTTATCGATTTTTGCTACCTCGGTAACGCGTAACGGACAAACATCCCCGACATTTAAACCCACTAAAGGGTCTTCTTCAATAAGCTCTTCGGAGATTATGTCAAAGTTATCGCGGAAACTCTTCTTCCTAACCTGAACCTCAGATGAATCTTTCGGTGGCCTAGTATGAGGTAAAGTACTTCTAAAAGTCAAACTTATTCGACCTTCGGAACAAGAAACAGAATGCTTGTGCGTCTCCTGAAAACCTCGAGGCATAGAAAACCAAACAGTATTGGTTAATCTACGAGTGCACTTTCCTTTGTCGCACTTAATAGAGAATTCACCGTCTCCTAAAGAAACAGTTAAAATCTCATTCCCTTTTGGATAACAAGCCTCATCATCACTATGAAAACCTATCTTTCCGTTCTTCTTGTATTTTTGAACCAGACAATGATTAAACATTTCAGGCTCATAATCTAAGGATTCCAACAGTGAATCAAGTTCTTCATTCCAACCAAGAGATTTATGATTGCCTCCAGAGTACTTGTAACCAGACCAATCGCGGGAATAAAAGCCCGCCAACCTATTCGACAAAATGTCGGGAAAAACCAAATCCTTAACCTGATAATCACATTCAGAAATAGGAATTGTTAACCCGCATTCGCACATGAAACCGGTCGAATCTTCATCAACAACTGCAGAAATGGATTGCTCCGTCTCTTTCTCTCCCTGTGTCAAGGAGTTACGGAGTAGCTCAGATTTGTTCTCTAGCCAACTAGAAACGTCATCAATCACATTCGCTGACGCATCAGGTTGCCAGCAGGGAACTTCATAGATCTCTTCTTCCTCGTCATTCGGAAGTTCCTCTTCGAACCAGAGAAGCTTCAAAGCTTCATCTCGAGTACAACTGAACCTCAAAAGGCCGCTATCGACACAACTTATAAGCATATCCCATCGTTCAGCATCAAAGTCATCTACGGGAAGAGACAACTCACGAAACTTATCAATAGGAAGACCAGTGTACTCACCAGAACAGAAAGCATCAAAAGAAAATTTAGCCATCAATTATGAACTGAAAAGAAGGCAGTTAGAATATCACAACACGGATTGGAATTGAACCAAACAACAG